ACCACCTCTTAATTGTACTTCATCAGGAGTTTCACTTGCACTTACACCGTCAGCAAAAGCACCGTATTCTCCGTATGCGTTTGAACAGTTAAGGGCACGAATAACACCACCTGATTCTGCGTTAAATCCTTTATCACAATAATATGTAAATACTGATACTAACTCAGCACGACCACCGTTGATAACTGAAACACCTCTACCGTCTGTGTTAATTTGAGTAAAGTCATTGGCAACCATTGATTTATTACCTGCTGTATGAGCAAGACCATCAATGTTCATACCAGTTGTACCTGTGTTGACAGATGTACAGTTATGAATATAAGGTGAAGCAGTTGTAATTGAACCACTAGGGTCAAGTGAAACAACACTTGCACCTGTTGTCATACCTTGCATTGTCATAAATGAAATGTAGTTAGCGTTGTTAACAAGGAACATAGAAGTTGCATTGTTATTGTGAACTGTAGCAACTGTACAAGTTAACGCAGCTCCGCCACCGTTACCTAATAAGTTATCTGCAATAGATAATGTATCTCCAACTGCAAAGTAACAACCGCCATGAGTTGGTGTTACTGTAATCGCTGATGAACCATCAACAACAACTGTAACTCTTAAACCTTGACCTGAACCACTTGTTGCTGTTGCTAAAACATTTGTGTATGTACCTGGTGTTCTTGAAGCGTCATTAGCACCAATGTTGTTAACTGTAGCAACTGAAGTTGAAGAACCAGCAGCTGGTTCTAATTTTGTTCCTCTTAATGAGTCACCAAAAATTGTAACTTGTGGTGGAACTCTAATCGGGAAAGTTTCTTCAAAAGTACCTGCCTGAATGTGAATTGAATCACCACCTGCAATTGTTTCAACTGTAAATGTGATATCTGCTGTAGAGTTACCAACATCTGCTTTTGCAATCGTAGCAGTATTTCCTTCAGAAAAGTTTGTACCGTTGTTAATAATATTAATAGTAGGTGTAGAAGAACCATCTACAATTACATCAGCAGTTGCACCTGAAGATGAACCACCAGTAATTGCTACATTTCTGTAAGTACCCGGTGTTCCGCCTGTACCACCTGCTATGTTTGAAATTGTTGAAATACCATTTGAACCTGCTGTTTGACATGCCTTTTTAATTGTTCTAAAAGGTAATGTCTCTGTTCCTGGATTTGTGTCTGCACCTTCTGGCGAAACGAAAAAAGCATTGCCTGAAGTTGGAGTAAAATATTCTAATCCTGTACCAGCAGCGTTAACTCTTAATCTATCACCTTGTCTACCAATTGGTAGTCTTTCAGGTCCAGCAGAACCTTGTTGTACAATGTCACCTTGTGTAGTGAATACACCAGATGGCGCACCTTTAACATAAAGAGCCCATTGAGTATTGTCTGAACCGTCAGTAGGAGCTTGACCTGCTGTAGTATCTATTTTTGCTCTGTAAGTAGAGTTTGAAAAAATTACTGTTTGACCAACTTTGTAAGCAGTACCGGAACTATATGTACCTTGATGTGAAACACCTTCTACTAATAAATCTGCTTTAGTATTATCTGTTGGTAATGTACCAGCAGCTGAACTTACTTTATAAACATATGTGTTACCACCGTATTGGACAACTTCACCAGTTTTGTAAGCAGTACCGGCAGCCCATGTACCTAACATACTGTAACCAGTTGTAATTACTTCCCAATCATCACCTGAATCTACAGGAGTTTGACCAATGTTATTTCTTTCTGCAACATACTGATAACCACCGTAAGTTACGATATCACCTTGTTGATATTGTGTACCACTTGCCCATGAATCTTCAAATTCAAGACCTGGTAAAAATACTGAAAATTTTGTTGTATCTAAAACTGCTGAAGAAGATGTGTGAGCCGTTGTACATACCCATAATGTTGGACCGTACTTAACGATATCATCTACTTTATAAAGAGTTGAGTTTGCGTGGTCAGCTTTGTAATCTACACCGCCAACCATTTTTTGCCATTTTGAAGGGTTGGCTGCTAAGTCTGTTTCAAATAATGCTGAAGATGTGTGGTTCGCAAGTGCTATAAAAGCATTACCACCATATCTTACAACATCATCAGCGATATAGGAAGTTGAAGCTGCCCATGCGCCTTTCCAAACAAATTTAATTCTCCCTAATACGAAATCTGCCATTTGTTATCCTATGTTGTATAGTTCCTTGTGTTTCCTGTTGCACCACTATTATATGTAAACTCTTCAAAATATCTAGCGACTAGAAATCCGTCAGCATTCATATAATATGTTAACTTGTTGTTATCAAAACGAACACCGTCATATGCTCTTGAGCTTGGTGTTCTACCATCAGCTAATTCTGTTCCTTGGTTTGATATTAATGTTCTATTATATTGGTTTGCGTCACCACTATTAGCGTCATCAATACCATTGTACGGTGTACCATAGTCAGCTAAAGTAATAGCGACATTTGGATCCGACATAAAAGCCTTTGTGTAAGTAAGTATGCCTTCATCTACTTGACCGTCATTAGCAAATGTTCGTCTTTCAACTTTTAGACCATGAAAGGCAGACTGAGCACCACTAAAGATACCATTCTCTGCTTTTTTATCTACTAGATACGCCATTACTTACTCCTTAAATACTATTTATAATACTTTTATTATGTAACTTCTAAAATAGCCACATATGCTTCCATATCTGGTTGAGACGAATCGGCATTTAATTCACCAACAACTCTTAATATATCATTTGATTCTAAATTAAGTGGTTTATCAAGAATTAAAGTATTTTCTGGTTCTATTTGTACAGATTTTGCTACATGATGAAAAGTTGAACCACCGTCTGTTGTTACTTTGACATCAACATTACCAAAGTTTGTAGCACTTTTATTTGAGATATATAATGCGTGAATAACTGCTTGACCGTTACTTGGTGCTGTATATAAATTAGCACTAGAAGTATCAGCTGTAACAACTGTCATACCTGCGTTTTTAAATGCACTTGCCATATTTCCTAACTTCCAAATACGATAGCATATGCAAGAGAATCACCCTCACCAACAAGTACATCACCTGTTGTTGTGCCATCTACTGTTAAATTTCCTGTTGTAATTACAGTACCAGTAACATTTGGTAAAGTAATTGTTCTATCAGCTGTTGGTTCTGCAGCCGTTAAAGTTGTTTCGTATGCGTTTGCTAAAAAACCTTCAAAGATTAAATTTGCACCATCTAAAAGAATATCTTGGTTTGAACTAGCACCATTTGTTACAACATCTTGTAAAGATACCGAACCTGCACCACCTAATTCTTTAACTACATTACCAGATGTTTTAGTATAAAACTTACCATCTGTAACATTCATTGCTAACTCACCTACTGCTAATGCGTTAGCAGCTGGTATAGCTAATGCCGTCTCACTTCTTTTTGGTTTTATTACCGTTGCCATTATTTAATATGCTTCTTAATCGCTTTAATTAATTTATCTTTAGTAAATCGTCTGTCTAATTCAACACCGACTTTTCTACCTAATTTTTCTAATTCTTTTTTAGTTTTACTTTTTAATCCTTTTAAATCAATTTCCCATTCTTTTTTTAATTTTAATGGTTTCATGTAAGGATTAACAATCCAACTTTTAATTTTTGACCATAGTTTCATTAGAATGAACCTCCATCAACTGTAATAATAGAGACATCACCAGATGTAACATCAAAATTATCTGAAGTAAATTTAGCAACACCTATATTTGATGTACTTGCTAATTCACCTGCAATTGTTAAAGTGTTTGCTGAAGCGACTGTATTAATACCTTCGCCTGCTAAAAACTCCATAGGGTTACCGATTTGAACTGCACCTTGTGAAGAACCTTCGTCTGTAAATGTAAAGTTTTCAATCTTAGCACCGTCAATACTACCTGCTAACATAGAGTTAGTAATACCTAATGCTTTAACTCTTAATGCGTCTGCGTTAACTTCAATAGATGAGTTATCAACTTCAACATCCATTTGGTTACCAGTTTTACTTAAAGCTGCACCTGCATTAATTTGACCTGCACCAGAGAATTGTGTTACATCTAACGCTGTTGTACCAAAAGTAGGAGCGCCTGTGTGAGTAAATACATAACCGTTATCTCCGTTAGCAGTACCTTCTTCTACAAAGATAAATGAACCACCTGATAATTCTGATGGTTGGTCTTCAGGAGTTGCTCTTGTTAAAACCCAATTTGATGAACCGTCACCAACTGTAGTTACTACATAGATACCGTTTTGAGCAGCTGCTGTTTGGTCTTTAACTAAAACTCTATCGCCAGCACTTGGTGTTACACCATCAACTGCAAAAGCAGCTTGTGTGCCAGAATTTGTTAATGTTGCACCTACACCAGCAGTACCGTTTGAGTAAGTTGCTGATAAGTTTGCTGTTGTAGCAACTCTAGCAGATGGTTTAGCGTCAAGACCTTGTGCAACTTGGTCAACATAAGCTTTGTTTGCTAATGAGTTAGTTGTAAATCCTGCTCTATCTTCGTAACCACTTGGTACTGTAACTGTTCCTGTGCCGTGAGGCGACATAACAATGTCAGTATTACCAGCACTTGTTGACATAGTAGCGCCGTTAATAGTAATACTATCAACAACTAAAGAAGTTAATCCTGCAATGTCAGTTGTAGTTGCACCTAGTGTTAATGTAGATGAACCTAAAGTAGTTGTAGGATTTGCTAAGTTAGCGTTTGTGATACCTGCACTACCTGATAAATTTGAATTTGTTAAACTTGTTGCATTGATTGTTACAGTATTGTCTGTAATAACTGCCTGCATACCAGCACCACCGGCAAATGTTAAAGTTTCTGCCGTATTATATGTGTCTGTTCCTGAATCACCTGCTAAATCAATAAACTGATTAACAGTTGAGAAACCTAAATTACCTGAACCGTCTGTTTTTAAAAATTGTCCAGCAGAACCGTCACCATCTGGCAATGTGAATGTTATGGAGTTTGACATTGCGTTAGGAGCTTTTAGTCCTACGAAATTAGTACCGTTATTTGTGCCCTCGTTTAATTTTAAACTACCACCAGCACTTGCGTTGTTACCAACAATCATTTGGTCAATCGCTAAGTTACCGTCTGCAATTAAAGCTGAATTTGCTGTTAGTGTACCAGCAGCGTGGTCTAACATGTCTGTAAAATATTGACCACCAATTACTGAAATATTATTTGCGTTACCGTTTCCGTCAACACCGCCCTCACCTACAAATAATCTATCTCCTAGATTACCTTGGGTTCCTGTTCCATAAGTATAAGCAACTTCACCAAGTTTCAGCGTACTCGGGGCAGTAGTACCTGAACTTCTTTTTATCTGAATTACTGTAGCCATCTAAAACTCCTAAAATGCTCCTGCGTTTAAGGTTAGTGTACCAGTTGTTGTAACAATTTCATTTCTTGCAACAAACTTAGCGTCACTTGACCTATATTGTAATATTGCTCCATCTTCTAATGATGTTGTGTCAACATCTCCCAATAATTTTAATTGAAGAGAACTGTTTTGAGCAGCCTGAGCTGAGGGTAAAGCCACACTTACTTGCTGTGGACCTGATGATGTATTTACATTAATCTTAGCTGTAATATCTGGCATTATTCTCTCCTGTATCTATATTTATAACAAAAAAGAGTTGAATTAGATAGAAACCTGTGGTCTCACATTTATAATGCCTTCAATAACTCTAGTGATTGTGCTACTTGAAGTCTGTAATATTTCTAAATCGTACACATATCTACCTTCTTCTAATTGTGAAGTCTGGTCGGCAGATAAAGCCAATGATATCACGCCTGAAGTTGCGTCAGCGGCAACCGTGCATGTGATAATTGTTCGTGTTCTTGTTGATGAATAACCTTTGGCCATTCTAGCTAACGCTGTATATCCTGTTAAATTAAAAGGGTTACCGTTTGCGTCTTTTACCGTTACATCCGAGGTGAATGTAGCACCTTGGTCTATTGTTAGGTTAGCTATAGCTGCCATTTATTTTTTCTCTTCTGGTACTTCTTTTTTTACTAATTCTGCAATTTTTTTGTTATAATGTGAAGTTAACACATCAATTTTTTCTAGCTCAATTACATGTCTTACTTTAGAAGCCTGAATTTCTTGTCTTACCACTAGGTAATTTTGCAATTCTGGACTCAATTTTGCGACTTCATAATCTTTGCCATCAATCATTACTGTATTCATAATTATCTCCTTAATACTATTTATACGATATTTAGTCTTCTTTTTTTGGTAAATTAATATCATTTGTGGCTGACACATTTTGCCAACCTGTAATATCATTGCTACTAGTTTTATATAAACCTGGTAACACTCTATAACCTAACTTATCATCAACTAATTTGTTTAATCTTTTTAAAGAGTTTCTTTTCTTTGATGTTTGTATTGAAAAGAAACAATCATAACCTTTTGCTTTTGCCCATTTAGTTTGATATGGTATAAAGTAATCAGCAGCTGGTCTAATTTTCTCTTTGATATCTTTACTCATAAACATTTGTCTATATTCAGGTATTGTAAATAATCTATCTACAACTCTAACTAAATTATCATTATACTTATATACACCTGAAAAACTTATAGGACGACCTTTATGTTCTAACACATTAAACATTAAATAATTAGACCATCTTTTAAACATGTTCTCAACTGTATAATTTTTAGAATTTTCATGTGGCAAAGAACTTGCTAATACAAAAAGATTAGCTACTTTACCAAAGTGTCTTATCTCTCGTACAATGCAATCTTCCATAAATGTCTCTTACTACCACCATTTTCTCTTTTGTGATTTGTTGCTTTATTATTATAAATTAAAAGTTGACCTTTTTGCCATTTGTGTCTATGAATTCTATTAGGGTCATAAAGTTTATCTTTTATCATTTTCATTTCAGGTAAATCATTGTATGCTTCACAATAATATAAGTACACACCTTGTTTATCACCTTGTATTAAATCATGTTCTACTTTTTTATACTTTCTTCTAAACCATCTTCTTTCTGCTTCACTTCTAAAATGATATCCGTATTGTTTATCGTGTATAAATCTATCCATATCAAATTGTACTTTATCATCTTTATGATTTTTATAATATTCAGGTATCTCTTCAAGTATTCTACTTGAAACAAATAAAGTATTGCCGGCATTATCATCAATGTCAACTGAATATAAAGCAACATACTCTGGTGGATTTTCTGAATAACCTTTATCAATATGCCATTCTAATTCAGTATTGCCTTTTAAATTTTCTTTAGCAGCTGCTCGTTCATCACTTACAATATTGACAAACATTTGGTCAAAAGGATCCTGAGGCGCTGGCTTAAATGCGTTTTCTAAAAAATTCCAAATCTCAACTTGACTACATGGTACATTATGTAATACCGTTAAATCAACTTCGTTTTGTAGCAATGGGTAAACGCTTCGGTTGTTCCAATCTAGGTTGTTGTGTTTCATCTATTTTTCCGTAATAATCAAAAAATGGTTCTATTTGATAATCGTCTGTTATTATACCTCTTCTTTTACTATTTGTCAATGGCAAGCCGTCATCATCAATTGACCAATCAGTTATCTTACCATACATCTTGCCCATATTGGTTTTAAAATCAAAAGTACAAGTGTTAGTTTCTTTTACACCATCAATAGTAAAGTCAGGCGTAATATCGCCGACTAAATTTCTCATAATACTTATCATCTCATATATTGTAAAAGTATGACTATCTAAAAAGTTTCCCATTTTACCTATTGATTTAACTCTTATCATTATAGGAAAATGAGGTCCTATTTTTCTATTATGTTTTTCACATAAATTAACAATATGTGATAGTAAAGGTTGTAGAACATGAATATTAGAGGGGTCTATGATAACATTTACATGAGGCACTAAATTATTCTTAATACAATTTTCTAATGCTCTCATTTTTAGTTTTGCATATTTACCATTATCAAATCTCTTATATACTTCATCATCTAAACCACCATTCATGCTTAAACCAATCCAAGTCATACCAGACTTCTTTAAATTTTTTACATATTTCTCATCAGCTAACTTTAATCCGTTAGTCAACATATTAGGTCTATGTTTATATTTTCTTGTAATTTTAATTAACTCAAATATATCTTTATTTAAAGTTGGTTCTGCACCTATAAATCTAATGTGCGTCTTATTTGGTAACTTTTTAATTACCTCTTCAAACTTTTTTACATCTACATCTGGAAATTTTGGATTGTTTAACATATCACCAAGATAACAATTAGCGCAAGCCATGTTACATTGATAAGTCGTCTGAACGCTTAGTATGGGGTAAATGTTTTCTTCAGGTCTCATAATATAAACTATCTAATTTTGTTAGATATTATTCTACAGTTTCTACAATTCTAAAAACAATGCCATTATCATTACAATGTTTATCTCTTTCGTCTTTAGCTAAATTGAAAAAGTTACTATCACTCAAAGAAGAGTGGTCTTCTTCAGAAAGAGCAATTGATATTGACTTCATAAGATTGTCCTCACTCGTAGATATTTGTATATCTCTCTTCATGTATGGAGCTAAGGCAGTCAATACCTCATCACTAGGCGAATAAAATTCAACTCCTGTATTTGGTCTAGTCTGTTCTAATGTTCTTATAATCATGTTACTATTTATACTCCTATCTTATTGCTATTCTATACATTAATCTTTCATTCATTTTATCAAAAGCGTGTCTCTTATGTAGTGTTAACCATTGTTCACTTACGACTAAATCTCCATCTTCCCAATGATGGTCGTATCTATATTTGTCTTGCAATATGTGATTTTTTAAGTAATCAAAAAGCGTTTTAGGTATTCCGTCCATAATCTGTAAAAAAGGAAAAAATAAACCTGTATGGCCGTATTCATTGGTATATACTAAATTATAAACATTGTCTTTATTATGATGTACCTTAAATGTAGGGTCATCTGTATAACCACCTCTTTTGAAACCACATGTAAATTTTATTCTACTACACCATTCTTTATAATCGTCTGATAAATCTTCATAAGCTCTTTTGTTGTCAATCCAACTCGTAATACTTCCTTTACTTCCTTTTACTGCATAAATCCAAACCATTGAACACCTGTTAGGGTCACTTGGTTTATTAGCATGCCAATCTAAAACTTTTTTATGACCAAACAAACCACCCTCTGTAACTTTTACCACGCCTGGTTCAGCACCCAATTCGTCATATAATTCTTTATGTCTGTCATTATTAAGGTCTGGTTTTTCTACTTCACCTAATGTTTCTGCTAATTTTAGTTGTTCTTCAGCAGATAACTTTCCTAATTTATCAACACACACTAATTCTTTAAAAACTTTTTCTCTAGTTATTTCCATCTTATTAACTCACCAACTTTTTTTAAAGACTCATCTGTACATTGTATATTCATAACTAACATATATGCCACATCTTCAAAAGAAAATATTGTATGCATTTTATTTGTATTCACAAAGTAAGCTGAACCCATGTTAAAATATAAAGGTTTATTTTCATACATAAAATATAAACCAGGTGGATTACAACATCTTAATGGCACCAATACTCTAAAAGATTCTTGTTCATCTACTCGTCTCATATCTCTATGAGGAGGAAAGTATCCACCTCTTCTAAAGTTTAAAAAATGTGTACGCCACAACCAAGGTTTAAAAGGTTCTATTAGTTTTTGTGTTTCTTGACACTTATGATAAACCTCTGTAAATGTTGTAAATGAGGACTCATCATATCTGGTATTATTTTCTTTATTATATTCAGCAAGTGAATCTAAATCAATACCATTCATAGAACCGTCTAAGCTTGTAACACTTAATCCGTATCTATTAATTTCTTTTCTAGGATTGTATTGTTTCCAATCGAATGTTTTGATTGTGTCAAGTAACTTTGAAACATTACATTGAAGTCTCAACTCAATAACATCACCAAATGATAACAAATTATTATACATAAAATCACCTTTATTTTATTTATATAAATATTTATATGACTGTGGAAGAGCTATACAAAAAGAGATATCAAGTTAAGATGTTTGATAAAGTTAATATTCCTGATGAAGGAGTTATTAAAGAATTACTTGATAAAGCATTTGATTTAACTGCTTCAAAACAAAATTTAATGCCTTATAAAATACATGTATTGGGACCTAAACACCATGAGTATAAAAAAGTCTTCTATGAGTTATCATCTTCACGACCCGGTGGTGTACAAAATTCAAACATTATGGCACCATATGTCTTATTGTTTTCTTTTAGATTAGTTGAAAATCCAAATCCATCTGTACAAAGAAAAATAAAAAGAGGAGATGAATACGCTTGTTGTGATAGTAAAAGGTATAGAAATCAAAAAAGTCAAACAGGTATTGAAATAGGAATGTATGCAAAAGTATTGACTGCTTTATGTATGGAAAAAGACTTGCAAGTATCATATTTACTATGTTATCCTGATTGGAATAATGGTGATAAAAAATGGGAAAAATTAGATTTTTTAAAAGACCCTTTACTTTTTAGTATGCAAATCGGATACGAGTATGGTGTTGTATATGGTAAATCAAAAAATGAATATAAGCCGGAGAAAAACGAAGTAATTAATTGGTTATAAAATGAATATAGTATGTACAAGTAAACCTGGCGACGGTTTGTTATGTTATAGTTACGAGCATTGTTGTTATTTAAATTCAATTGGTATTAAAAGTCAATTAATAATCATAACTCATCATAAGTTTACAAAGCAAAATTATATAGACTCAATAAATGAAAAATACATTACTTGCGATAATATTATATTTGATGAATATACACCTAAATCAGATGAAATTACTTTTGTTTTAAATAGAAGTATGGTAACTTTACCATATAAAGATATTAAGAGTTATACAAAACAACAACAATTAACACTTCATTTATTGTTTAGTAATAAATTAATATCATTCTATTCAGAAAATCATATTAAAGAATATCCTTTAGCCTTACAATACTTTAAAAATAAAAAAGTTTATGATGTCAATGACTATGATGTTTATCCAAATGGTGTAGGTATACATTTTGAAAAAATGATAAATTTTAGTGTTTATAAACCTGTAAAAGATGATATAAAATTTTATTATTTGTTTTTAGGTACAAATGACATATATTATAAAGAAGTTGACAGACAAATAAAAGAGTGTCCTAAATGTTTTAAAGAACATGGTATATTAACATATAATAGAGATTATATTAATAAAGACTATAATAATATATTTGTGCCTGTGAAAAATTTATTAGGTTTATTTAAATCTTATGTATATACAAAAAACTATTTTGACCCAGCACCAAGACTAATACAAGAATGTAAATGGTTAGGCAAAGAAGTATTATATTTAAGAGATAAAAATATAAAAGACGGTGGTCTTGTTTATATGAACAGGCCTGTACCTACAAAACAGATGTATTCCGACAACCTAAATATACTAGTTGAACTTATAAGTGATATAAAATGCGAAAAGTAAAATTTTTTAATAGACGAGGCATGAACATTGACATTGGTTGGAGGTGTGCTTTAGATTGTCCTAGATGTGCTAGATGGAGACACTTTAGAAAATTTAATCATAAAGTACATGGTTATGATATTACAATGGAAGAATATCTAAAAGTTATAGATTTTTTTAATCATCACATTAATTTTAGTGGTCAATATTCAGACCCCATACATCACCCAAAATTCATAGATTTTTTAAAAATTAATTATGAAAGAGGTATTGAAACTAGAGTACACAATGCTTCATCTCATAAACCAAAAGAATTTTTTATAAAAGCTTTTAAAGCAAATCCTGAAGCAGGTTGGTATTTTGGAATAGACGGTCTTCCTGAAGAAAGTCACAAATATAGAATTAATCAAGACGGACCAAAACTCTATGATATAATGTTAGAGTCTAAAAAATATTTAAAAAGACCACCAATTTGGCAATATATTATTTTTAGTTATAATGAACATCATGTAGAAGAGGCAAGAGAAAAAGCAAGAAAAGATGGTGTTGTTTTTATGTATTTACAATCTTCTAGGTGGGACTCAAATGATGATGAATTAATGCCTAAAAATCCAAAATATAAAATGAGTAAAAAATGAGTGAAGAGATTAAATTAAAACCAAAATGTCTAACTGGTGAAATACAAATGGCTTATACAAATAGAGGTCATTTGATACCATGTTGTTATTGTGACCAACCAAGAACTATGAGGGATCCAGAGTTTCAAAAACTTTTGAAAGTAAGTAAGGTGAGTGAAGTAAGCGACATAGAAGAAATAATTTATTCAAAAGAATGGATGGATTTTGAAGAAAATTTAAGAAACAATAAAGGACCTTGGGCATGTATTAATACTTGTAAGGTTAGACCAGATGATAAAGATATTGTAAGAAAAGAAACTTATATTAGTCCTGAAACAGGTGAGGTATTAGGTGTCAGAAAAGTCTAAAACATTATTAGTTAGTGGTTGTAGTTGTACAGATAAAAATTGGACTTCTATACATCATCCAGAATTAGATATGAGTTGGCCTAAATGGCCAGAATTGTTAGGTAAAAAACTAAACATGAAAGTTGAAAACTTAGCACACTCTGGTGCTGGAAATGAATATATCTATTCTTCTTTACTAGACGGTATTGAGATTCATAAACCTGATATAGTAATAGCAGCTTGGTCGCAAACACAAAGAAAAGATTATAAAATTAGAGGTAGATGGACAAATATGTTATTTGATAATTATGGGGATATTGATTATTTTTTAGATAAAACATTTAGATGGTGGTATTCTCTTCAAGAAATATGTAAACTAAAAAATATTAAATTATATCAAGTACAAATGTTACCTTTATACACAAGCAATACACATCAAGATTTAAAGAAAGCAGAAAAAGAATTAGTAAGCAGACTTATACATAAAAATATATACTTTAATAAAATAGATGACAATTTTTTAGGTTACCCTTGTGATGAAAGATTAGATGGATATAATATTAAAGAAAAAGTTTTAAAGGGTTATGGTGAAGAGGGAAGACCTTATCAAATTTCTCAATTTGACACACACCCTAATAAAAAAGGACATGAATTGATAGCGGAGTTTTTATATGACAGGTTGGGATAAAGATTATTTACACAATAAACACGATTACATGGAACTCTTTGATAAGAGTATGCAAAAAGAACAAGAAACAAATATAGAGTTTCTTGAAAAGAATTTATCATCAAGATTAGGTAGAAATGTGGTTGTTTGTGCTAACGGTACAGACGCATTATATTTTGCCTTATTGAGTAAAAATATTGGTAAAGGTGATGAGGTTCTTGTAACAAACTTCTCATGGATATCAACTGCAAGTGTAATAACAATGGCTGGTGCAACACCTGTCTTTTGTGATATTGATATTAACACTTATCATATGTCTTTTGAAAGTATCAAAAAGATGTATTCTGATAAAGTAAAAGCAATCATATATCCACATCTATTTGGTAACATGTCTGACACTAGCATGATTAAGGAGTTTTGTCAAGATAAAAATATTGTTTTTATAGAGGACGCTTGCCAATCTTTAGGTTCTAGTTATAATGGCGCTGTCGCTGGTACAATAGGAGATATTAGTACCCTAAGCTTTAACGCAAATAAAGTTGTTGCTGGTATAGCTGGTGGTGGTGCAATCATAACAGACGGCGATACTGAAATATTTAAAAAATTAAGAAAACACGGCAACCATGAGATGTTGGGTTACAATTCTAAAATGTTATTGTTTAATGCTGAAGTTATTAATTATAGATTAAACAAACTTGATAGTTATATAAAAAAGAGACAAGAAATCGCCAAACAATATGATAGTGCTTTAAAAGAGTTTGTAGTTACTCAACCAAATACAGGTGGTCATAACTATCACAAATATGTAATTAGATTACAAAATAAAAAAATTAGAGATAAGTTAAAAGAATTATTAGGTGCAAAAGTACATTATGAGAATCCTATCTCTGAATACAAAATGTACAATAATATTGAACACCGAAAAGATATTACTTATGTAAGCAAACTTGTGTGTGATACCGTATTGACATTACCTTTACACCCTTATATGACAAAAAGTGAAGTAAATAAAATTATTAACACCATCTTAATTGTATTAGACCAAGATATTGATAAATTTACCAATAGTATGAAAAAGGTTATAGGTGAAGATATATTTGATAAAAATTTAATTAATGAAAAGACTGAAGATATTTACGATTACATTGTTGAAAAAACATACCAATGGCCAGAATATATTGAAGATGTTGATTTCAAAAATAAGAAAAAATTGAAAATAGCATTTAACAAATTTTATGAAAACATTACAACAAATACAAAATGATTATTTAGCCATAGATTTCTTTTTATCTATGTCTTGTAATAAGAACTGCCATTACTGTACTAGTTACACTTTAGAAATGCGTAATTTAACAGTAGATATGGACTTCTTAAAACAGACACTAGGTTATTTAAAGAATTACAAAGTAAGAGTAAACTTATTAGGTGGTGAACCAGGTCTCATAAAAAATTTAGATGAAGTAATATCAGAGATTAAAAAGAATCCGAATCATATTTGTTCAGTATTATCTAACTCGTTTGTTCGTAAAAGATATCCTCATATATTAGAAGATAAAGATATATTATATATTGAACATAATATATTAGATTGGTACGAACATGAAGTAACTAAATTAGGTAACTTTGATTATATACCAAAGAATGACCTTAACAACTATAATGTTGTTGTAAGAACACCAAACTTCTTTAAATACAAAGACAAATATCCAGAGGTAATGAAAAAGTTAGACCACGAGAATACAATGTGGAAGGCATTTAACGGCAGGTCTCCAGAGTTTACAGATATTATACAAGCACCAGAAATAGATAGGAAAATGTGTGCAGCTTTCCCTATGGTGCCTGTCATAGACTTTGAAAAAAGACATATTGTACATTGTAGTAAAAAGTTTGCTAACAATACAGAATTATCTAAAACCTTTGACCTAACACAGGAGAACATAGATAAGATGATGAACTTTAGATTGTTCAAATATGAGAACTATTGCAAAACCTGTACTGAATGGGTGCAACCAAAGGGTCATTTTCCAATGAGAAAGTATGCGAGACTAATAAATGAGTAAACAAAAAATATTTGCTGTAGCTTTAAATCTACACGACCATAATACATATGACGGAGTGTATCATAATCAAAGAGAACGACACACTAGATTTAAACACAACTTACCCTATCATACTGAAGCTTATGCTCATCAATCAGATATTTTAAATCCAACTGATTATAGATTAAATAATGAATTTGTAAAAGAATATTTTAAAAAGACAGATGGTGTTTTAGCCTTTACATATACTTATGGTGGTGTAAGAATGTGTAAAGACTTATTACCACAAGATGTTTTCAAATATGAACCTAAAAAATTGTGGGACCATTATTATAAAGATGGCATTTATTATATTGACCATCATCAATCTCATGCCACCTATGCTTTGTTAAATTCAGGTCAATCGTTTTCAGATATATTAGCAATTGACGGTATTGGTTCAAAATATAGATGTGTGTTTTTTGATAAAGATGAAAACTTAATAGACTTATCTGATAAACTACCGATTGGTTGGTTATGGAATCACATGTCTAATCTAACAGGTTTTGGTACACTAGGTGCAAGTAAACTTATGGGTAAAGTTGGTTATGGTAAGTATAGTCAATATTATTATGATGTATTTGAAACAATATTTGCCGGACCTATTACAGAAAAGAAACAAAAAAAGTTTGAACATATTAATTTAAACAATATAGATGATTTAGCATATACATTACAAAAATTTACTATAGACAAAATAAAAGAGTTTGTCTATCCTCTGAAAAGTTGTGATAACTTATGTATTGCTGGTGGTGTTGCATATAACGGATATATGAATGAAGAGTTTACAAAACACTATAAAAATGTTTATATACCACCTGCTGTGGGCGATGAAGGACAGGCCATTGGTGCATATCAACATGCTAATTTAATTTTAAATGATAATATTCATAGAGCAGAGACATTTGCTGGTACAGAATACGAATATAAAGGTGATGAAAAGGTAAATTATAAAGAGATAGCACAATTAATAGCAAATGGCAAGATAGTAGGTTGGTTTCAAGGTAAATCTGAAAGTGGTAACAGAGCATTAGGCAATAGAAGTATATTGGCTGACCCTCGTAATCCTAATATTAAAGATATTATTAATAGTACAATTAAAATGAGAGAAGACTTTAGACCATTTGCACCAGCAGTATTAGAAGAACACTATAAAGAATACTTTGACACAAATAGTCCTAGTCCTTATATGTCAAGAATATGTAAAGTAAAAACAGATAAGGTTCCAGGTATTACTCATGTTGACGGTACTGCAAGAATACAAACTGTCAATAAAGAGTTTAATGAGAAGTTTTATAATATTATAAATGAGTTTTACAAAATCACAGGCATACCAATGTTACTTAATACAAGTTTTAATTGTCAAGAACCAATTGTAGAAACAACTCAACACGCATTAAAAACATTTGAAAAAACAGCGTTAGATTTATTAGTTATAAATGATTATGTGGTAAGAAAATGATAGATTTACAATTATTTAAAAATATAATGAAAGAGGCCAGAAATAATACTGACCTTTTAGATTCATTTAGTCCTAATCAATTTAAATCAAAAGAGAAATTGATTGAGATGATAAGAGAACAATTAATATTAAAAACTGAATCAGAAATAGTAATATTTGGTGGTTGGTATGGCAGTATATTGATACCTGCTTTTAAAGAAGTAAAAAGAATTACTTTAATTGATAAAGATAAAGATGTTATCTCAATAGCAAAAAATAGACTATTCAATCATTACAAAAATGTAGATTTTATATGTGATGATGTATTTAAATGGGCACCTGATTCTAGTAGAATAAAAAAAACAGATTTAATAATTAATACCTCTTGTGAACATATGCCATCTATGAAAAAATTAAATTTAGATACAAATGCTTACTTTGCTTATACATCTAACAACATGTATGATATTAAGGGTCATGTTAATTGTGTATCATCTATAGAAGAATTTAAATGGCAATTACCAGATAATGTAAATATTATCAAAGAGGATAAAGTGATAGATAACAGAGGTACTAGATTTTTGTTAATAGGTAAATATGAGTAAAGTAATTTATAGTCTTTATGTGAATGTGCCTGCTGAAGAACATTATGGCACATCTAAAATTAAATTTGATACAGCTGAAAAAGCAAGTATTACTGTAAATGCATTTAAAAAACATTATAAGAAACTAATTGATTGCAAAAGACATTACGCTAATAAAATTGGCGCTGATTTTAAAATGTTTGAATATGGTAAAGATTATGTATTATTTGAAACACAATATAAATTATTATTTCCACAATTAACAGGTTATGAAATAATTAACTTTTACAAAATACATTTACTTTATGAATTAGCAAAGAAATATGATGAGATATTATATCTTGACTTTGACGCTGTTCCTTTGACAGATGAATCATTCTTTGAAAAATGGGATTTGTCAAAAGGTATTTGTGTTTATAACAATAATGATTATGTACGAAAAGAAAGTACGATAAGTCATAGCATAAGAAGTCCATCAGCAAAATATTTCAACTGTCAGGCTATGTTGTTAGATAAAGGTTATCATCCAGAAAATGATGTTATTAATACAGGTATAATAGGTGCTAGAAAAGAAGACATTTTTAAACTAGACTTTTTTGGTGATTTTGAATATACAATTAATTTGATGACAAGATTAAGAAATGACAATAGTGGTTTATATCCTCAAAATATAATTGATATGTTTAGATATGATAATGAGACAATCTTTTCATATAAAAAAGAAGTAAATAAAATTAATATACAATGGTTAGACAATAAATGGCATTACTTTTTAGATAAGCAAAAATTTATACCTAAAGAAACAAAGATTGTACATGCAATCTGTAAAGATTTTGATTTAGTTTGGAGATATTATGATTAAAATATGTACGGTCTTCTTTGAGGGTAAGTATCATCCTAATACTGTTTCTAATCTTTATAGAAGTTTAAAAAATAACACTACAATACCTTTTGAATTTATCTGTTTAGCAGATAGAGGTGTTGACGCTGATGTAATATTACCTTATAACAAACATAGTAATATAAAATTACATTGGCATAAGTTAAAGTTTTTCAGCTCACAATTTGCGTATCAAAATCCTGGTGACGAAATTATTATAATGGATATTGACCAAGTTATTACAGGTAATGTTGATGATATGATTGGTTATCCTGTTTCAGATAACGAACTTGTAACTTATGGTACATGGTGGCCACAAAATATAAAAGTACAAGGTGGATTTTACAAATTTAAATCAGGTCAACTTGATTATATATGGAATGATTTTGCATTAAATCCTGAATATTGGCAAACACATTATTACGAAAAAGGTGATGTGCATTACAAATATTATGGAGAACAAAACTATGTGGATTGGAAACTATTTGAAAAACAAATTAAGGTTACTAAAATGCCTGGACAATGGCTGGGTAAATATACAGACAATTCAAGAGATATGTTAGAAATGAATAAAATTTATTCTAAAATTTTTAATACAGACTATATGTTATTAGATAAACCAAATGATATGATAAAAGTTATACATTTAAACGGTGTAAATAATAACAAAACATGGGGTATTAAATGAGAATAATCTGTTGTAGATTTGGTGATAAGTTTACCGATTGGCATGTAGATAACCTAAAATATATGATAGACAAATACTCGGGTTTAGAGTATGATAGTTTTGAAGTTATTGAAGATAATCCTTATAACAATTGGTTTAACAAACTTCAAATGTATAGTAAGTTTAAAGACGGTCAAAATTTATATTTTGATTTAGATGTTGTTATATTTAATAAACTACCTAATCTAGCTAGAAGATATTTTACTTTATTAGATGATACATGGTGGCGTGAGCCTGCTCATACACCTTTAAACTCTTCTATTGTTTCATGGGAAGGTGATGTATCATATATCTGGAATACATTTAAAATCTATGAAGATG